CATGTTTAAAACAGAAGTAGAAGTTTTTGTAAATAAAGAAAACTTCCAACAGTTGTTTACTGTAAAAGGACAATCTCATCCTGACATATTGAAAAAGTATCTACAGGGTGCGATATCAATAGAAACTATGGTAATTTTGGATTTAATATTAAACTATTCAAAGAATTTTGATAAAAAACTTATAGACCCAGTGTGGGAAACCGTCAGTCTCAAAATAAAAAAATACAAACCCTTCCTAAATATTGATGTGACTAAGTTCAAAGATGTTCTTAAAGAGCAAGTACTATGAGTAATTTTTTCAATTCAGAAATTGTAAGAGAAAATATTCTTGAATTAGAAGAACTACAGGAAGAATTAAATTTTGATTTAAAAAATATTCACAGATATGATCTTCAAGAAAAAAGAGAACATATCGAAAGACTCAAAACTTTTTTAGAGAAACAAAAAATATTTTTTTTCAGAATGACTCTTTCTGATGATCCACATGTCTCTCAAATTAAAAGTAATATAATCAAAGCAGCACATATGTTTGGTTATAGTGAAATTGATTCCATGGAAAAGTTCTTCAACAAACTCGATAAGACCATTGAAAAACTCGAACAAAGTCTTGACAGGTGATGGGTTTTCCCCTATAATAAGTCTGTCGTTATCCAACGTATCCTAATCTATCCTAATTAATCCTATGTCTTTTCAAAATCTTAAGAAGCAATCTCGCTCAGGTTCTCTCACTGATAAACTAATCAAGTCTGTAGAGAAACTCAATGATAAGAGCAACGGTGCTGACGAGCGTATCTGGAAACCATCAGTTGATAAAACTGGTAATGGTTTTGCTGTCATCCGTTTCCTCCCTGAAGCAGAAGGTTGTGATCTTCCTTGGGCACGAGTTTACACTCACGCATTCCAAGGCCCTGGTGGTTGGTTGATCGACCAATGTTTGACTACCAAAGAGCAGAAGTGTCCCGTTTGTGAGTACAACTCTGGTCTGTGGAATAACGGCACTGATGCTGGCAAAGAGCAGGCACGTAAGCAAAAGCGTAAACTGTCATATTACAGCAACATCTTTGTTGTCAGTGATCCTGCCAATCCTGATAACGAAGGTAAAGTCTTCCTTTACAAGTATGGTAAGAAGATCCATGACAAGATCATGGAAGCAATGAAACCAGAGTTTGCTGATGAAGAACCCATCAATCCCTTCGACTTCTGGCAAGGTGCAAACTTCAAACTCAAGATCCGTAAGGTCGCTGGTTATCAGAACTATGATAGTAGTGAGTTTGCTCGTCCCTCTGCTCTCTTTGATGACGATGATAAACTGGAGAAGATCTACAACAATCTCTATGATCTGAATGAGTTCCTTGATCCCAAGAACTTCAAGTCTTATGATGATCTGAAGAAGCGTCTTGACTTCACTCTTGGTATCCGTGGTGTTGCTAAGATGCAAGATCCTGAAACTCAGGAGGAAGAAGCACAATGGGAACGCGAACGTCGTGGAGAATATACTGAATCTTCTACCAACTATGAAGATCTAAGTGAAGGTCGTGGCAAATCATTTAATGATTCTGACATCATGCCGAGCAGTAGCACCGAAGATGATGATGAGTCTCTTAACTACTTTGCTAAACTAGTCAATTCCTGATCCATTACCCGCCACCAGGCGGGTTTTTTATAGGCCAAAATCTTTAGGGTTATATGATTTCTTCGTTTTTCTATCAAGGAATTGCGAAGATTTTTCATATGACATAATATTTTTAAAGTCACTGATATAACCAGAAACAAACTCTGGTTTCAAAACTTTAATAATTCTTTTAAGATCATTTACTCTAGTTTCAAATTCAAAATTAGTAACAGGAACTGCTGCATTAATATTTTGATATGTATTTGAAGATGTTTTCAAGGTAATTTGAAAATCTCCATCTACTTCTAAACCTTTGCTTAAAATAGTTCGATTAAAATCATCTCTTATTTCTATTGTTTCAAAATGATGAGTAGCAATAATATTTTCTTCAGATCCATACTTATCTTTCATATATGTGTGTAAATCGTTATTGCTTAATGGCCATTGATCCCTCACATTTGTAATATTATTTGTTGTTAATATTACCCAATCTAATTCCGGATCATTGTATAGATCATTTGCAACATTATCTGGTCTATATCCATCTGGAATTGTTTTAAAATCAAACGCAGTAATTATTTTATCTACATCAGATCTTAGTTTTGCCCGTTTAAAAATATTTTTTACTAAAATTCTTTCATCACTTCTAGTTGCACTAGGAAGAAATGAAACTAAAGATATATTTGGGAATTCCTTAAAGTATGCCATTAGTAACCTATCTCCGTTGGTCTAATTGAATAAAGATCTCCTTGTCCACTTAATTTGTCTGGTGCTAATGGACCCAATTCCGAAACATAATTTCCACCTCCAGATCTTCTAGACTCAATTACATCTTCACTATAATCAGTTGCATAAACTGGCTCTAGTTCTGTCATTCTTATTGTAAGAATTGTGCTTACCGGTTGTCCTTGATCATATGCAGCCCAGGTTCCATCTGGTGTATAGTTAACAGCGGTTCCAGTTACTGCACATACTTTAATTCTATTTACACCTTCAATGATTTTATTATTTTGAGTTTTAAATTGCATTCTAAAAACATTAGGCGAACCTAAAAATAAAGATGCTTCTCCCGCTTGATTGGTTAGTTTTTTGGCCGCCATCCCCTGTTTAAAAAATCTAATAATATTTTTCACTTGCTGTGCTTCATCTTCATCCCTTGGACTCATTTTCCAATTGAATTGAAATTCTCTTAGAGTTGGTGCATTGAATAGTAATTCTAAATTACTATTTGGGACAACACCAAGACCTCTTGCTAATAAAGTTTCTGGACTTATATTTACACCAGCTGCCGCAAGAATTCTGGAATTAACTGCAGCTTGAACATTAGTCATTGCATTTTGATTTTCACGAACTTTAGTGATCAAATTTTGTATTTGTTCTACAGGATTGTTTCCATCTTGAGTTGTTCCCAAAATTCCACCCAGAGCACCAGCAGTTCCTAACCCTCCAATTCCAGTTAAACCACCAATAGCAGCTCCACCCAGAGTAGCTGCTCCAACAATTCCTGGATTAGCTGTTACACCAGACGTAATTGCTGCAGATAAATTATTCATTACATCAGAACCCCAATCAACATTATTTGAGTCCGTGATGTTATTTGGCATCGGAAGTTTTACCTGAGCCACAAATTTTTTAAGAGGAGAAATTCTTTGATTACCTTCTAGTAAATTTTTAGTGAAGTCTCCAAATATTTGATCTCTTCTGGGAGCTTGATATTCAAATTGGTCAATACAAACGTAATCTTGACCATATTCATTTCCATATAAACTATCTAATGGATATATTCCACCTTGTATTTGATCTCCACCATATAATGTTGGTATATTGTTTGGATCTAGTCTAAAAAGTTCATTTGCTTGTATAAGTGCTTTCTGTATTGGATCAGTAATTTGGTTAACGAAAGAAGTAACTGAATTGGGATCATCATCATTATTTGGTTTTGCGGACTCGCCATCTCCTAGTCCTGGATCTTTTTCTTGTGCACTTTGATCTATAGGAGGTTTTGCCAGAATCGGGGTTGCGTCATCTTCTCTTCTACTTCCAGTTCCTCTAGAGGGCGGTCTTACACTTTCTTGCAATGCCTGTGCTGTTGAATTATGCTGATTAAGTAATGCAGATCTTGTTGTTTCTAAATCACTGCCAGCAGAGACTGAGTTAACTTGTAGTGTTCTAATGATATCTTCTGCTTCTGGTCGTGTTGTTACAACTATATCACCAACATCACCAAAAAATCCAACTCTATCTTCTCTCCCTTCTCCACCATAATTTGTATTTCCACGTTGATCTGTTGTAAATAAAACTATTGGTTTATCAAACTCGGCTTGTGTTGTTTTATTTCTTCTAGCGTCAGTTACAATTGTTCTTTCTTCTCTGACTATTATAAGATTAGCAGTTGTTCCCGTGCTTTTATTGTATCTCGTCTGAACAGGATATGTTTTACCTTCATATACCACAGTATGACTGGTAGTTTTTCCCGCCATTATATTGGAACGATCTCCAGGATTTAAATATGCTTTTGTATTTGACATTATGGACTGTCCCAGACGGATTGTAATTCTATCTTCTGATCATATTTATCAACAAAGTCTTCAGTTATTAATTCTGCAATATCTGCATATTCTCTTGGATCAAGAGGAAGTGTATACATTCCACTTATATTTGTGTAAAAATAACTATGATATGTTTTCTTTGGTAGCACAGCACCAACTTTATCAACAAGTGCTCCTGCAAATGCCCCACGATATGATGGACTTAAATAATGTAAATTCGCACCAAATATTTTATCATCTTGAAAACTTAAAACATATACTAAAGGTCTCTTATCATAGTACGGATAATCTTCGGGATACGCTGCGGAATATGAAAAGAAA